TCTTTCCTTACAAAATGACCCAGTTACTGCTTGCGGGAAGCGTAACTGTGATGCCAGAGGCAATGGTGATTGGGCCAACTGAGCTGGCGTTAAAGCCTGTGGGGATAGTGTAATCGGTTGTGACCGTTTGGCCGTTCAACACGAAGATCTGATCAGCGCCACCACCAGTAGCGCCACCACCGAGTTGACCCCATTCAGCACCACTGTAGCCTTCATATCGAGACAAATCGCTGTTGTAGCGAATGTCACCGTTCACGGGAGCTACGGGGCGTTGAGCAGTTGTACCTGTGTTGAGCTTTAATGCACTTGTGGCTGACAACGTGAGCTTGCCTACCACGCTTGTAGCGCCTGCAATATCGACAGTCGAATCGAACGTCACAGGGTCTGTAAAGTTGGCAGTGTCTTCAAAGATCGCAGCACCAGTGACGTTCAGGGTGGTGAAAGTCGCTGAGTTTGGTGTACCTGTACCGATGGCAGGCGGCGACGCAAACGAGTTGGTGGTCACTGGGACGGACACATAGTCAACCGTGTACAACGTAACGTCAGCCGATGTCTTCAAAACATATTTATAGCTGGTCGTCTCAGGCAACCACACATTAGCTTGACCATTCGAGTCCAGAATCACTGGGTTCGTGTTGGCGGTGACACCAGTGTGGTCGGTGTACGACGCCAACGGCGTTGTTGTGCCCGCGGCGTACGTGTACAGCTTGCCACCGACGAGTGGAAGGCCGTCAGATCCGAAGAACTGTAGCTTGGGGGTGGGTGATAGTGATGCCATCTCTTAGTCCTTTTGACCAACGCCGGTGATTTCAATCCTCAGCGCGTTTTTGTTCTCGCGGTCTTGTGCGAGTTGATTACGTCGAAATTCACGAGTCTTAGGACCCTGACCGCCCGATGATACTGGACGTGGCGCGCGCATATTGTCCTCCAACATGGCAGCCAAGTCTAGCATCTGATCGCGCTTAATTGCGGCGTCGCGGCGAACTTGTTCGCTTTGCTGGCGCTGCGCAATCTCGTCAAACATTGCAGCCTTCTCACGGGCCTTGTTGAGGGCGTCTTGCGCCCACTTGCGGTCCATCATCTTGGCAGCAACAGCCTTGTCATCTAACTTTTCCAAGCCGCTGGCCACTTCAGCCAAGTCAGCGCGAGTGTTCTTCCATGCAGCCTTCTCAGCCAAAGTCATGTCAAACATACGGCCAGACGTAACTTTTTCAGCTGCAGACGCCAACGATGTACCAAAGTTTTGAAATGTCTCTGGCGTAGCACCTTTGAGGCCTTTGGCCACTTCGGCGCCGCCGGTCAATGGGTTGATCTGCAACTCCACGCCGCCCTTAGTAGGCGCGCGGTTAGCCGCCGCTTCAGCCTCAGCGCGGGCGGCGGCCTGCTCATCAAGGGCTTTTTGCATGTTGTAGTCAAACTGACGGCGGTTCTGCACCATGCCCATAGTGCTTTCGGCGCTTGGGGCGGGTAACTGAGGTGGTCCAGATTCTGGGCCAACAAACTGAGCGGTAGGCGGTGTTCCACGACCTGGCACCCAGTTCGGGCGGTAAGACTGATCGATGGCTTGGCTGAAGTCGTACGGCACCAACTGGTTAGGTCCGTAGTTGATGTCAGCTGGGCGCAAGTTGTTGGCTTGCGGACGATAGTCGATAGGCACGGCGTTGGCAGCTTGGTACTCAGGCGTGCCCATGCGTTTGGCTGCAATACGGCCAGCAAGACCGCCAATACCGGCGCCGGCAATACTACCTTGCAAAGGCATACCAACAGTTGAACCCAGCGCGTAACCTACGGAGCCACCCAAACCTGAGCGAGTCAACGTTGGCAGCGCAGAGTAGGAAACGTTTGCGCCTTGCGATACCGACGGAAAGTTGCCTGCAATCTTGCCAATGTCGGCAATTGTGCCAGTCAGGTTGTTTGACGCGGCTGTAATCTTGGCAATTGCTTGGGGGTCCAAGTTGCCGGTGTTCAGATCAGTCGCCGCTTCGTACGCGTACGTCTTGGCCATGGCCACGCGAGCCTTGCGGAACTCACTCAACAGCTTGGGGTCTTGAATGTTGGAGTCAATCAAGTCTTCCAATGCGTTGGCAATACCCATGCGCGCGTCTGCCACATCGATTTGATCTGGCGTTGCCCCCGCGGCTTTGTACGTACGCTGCGCTTTTGAGCGCATTTGGCGAATGTTTTTAAGAATTTCATCGCCGGCCATGCCGTTAGATATGTGCATCTGCGCGTCATCTACCAGCTTGGCGATTTCGGCGTTGGATGTAGCGCCGCCAATCAAAGTGGGATCGCCTTTGAGCTTTTCGATTTTGCCCAGCACGTCAGCTGGCGCTTCCAGCACAGGCAACTGCTCGACCGCGCGGTAAGGACCGCTGGCCAAATTACGAGCCTCGGTAAATGCAGGTTTTGTCAACGGTGTGTTGTCAGGCAGGCCCATCTCTTTGGCCGCGGCAGCGTTGAACTTCTCGACGTTATCCAGCGAGAACTGCGCATCCAAGCCTTTGTTGCCCGCCAAGACAGCTTTGACCTTGTTACCTTTGGTAGGGTTAGCTTCAGCTGGGTTGACGGCAATGTCGTATTTACGCGCCGCTTGCGCAGCCTCAATGCGTGGGGCGTTACGCGTACTGTCAGCAACACGTTTGGCTTGCAAAGCCGCCGCCTGTGCTTCTGTTGTCTCACCAAACATTAGTGGTGTATTAGCAACAGCAGTCAGCTTGTTACGGGTAGCGGCCAAAGCTGGCGCTGTCGCTTGGCCCATCTGCAACGCGTTAACGCTGGGAATAGCGCCTGCAGCTTCTAGCACCGGCGCAATAGCGCCGATGATCTGTTGTGAGGTTTGGGTGCGGGGCTGGTAGAACTGCTCACGTGCTTTAGCTGCCAAGGCTTCGCCAGCCGCGCGGGCTTGTGCTGAGCCTTGAGGGGCGGGACTTGTCAGCTCGCCGTACATCGCGGCCACAGGAGCCGCAACACCAGCGGCCATACCGCCTGCCAGCACTGCGGGCAATTCAACAACGCCCATAATGCGATCGCGCATGGACACTGGTGCTTCTTTTTGCGAGATAGACCGCTGGCCTGGAATGGCGTCAACACCAGTGGCCATCGATACTGGCGCGGTGTCAAACTTATCAAACGGATTTGCCGTCTGAGCGGTATCAAACTGGTCAAACGGATTTGCCGCCATGTTATTGTCCTAACGCACGTTTTGCTGCACCAGCACCATATTTTTGATCAAACGCAGCCGCCATAGCTGGGTTGGCTTTCAAATATTCTACCGCGGCAGGAGGGGCAGCAATAACCGACTCACCTCGCCCGCGTGCAGTTTCACGCGACGCTTTGAGTTCTGTGCTGGCCTTACCTGCAGAAGTTCGCGCGATCGACATCTCTTGCTGCATGACGTCAAGGATAGCGCCCAGCTGACCGGTTGAATAAGCTGAGTTAATAACCTCACGTGCGTGGTTTTTGTCAGACACTGTTGGCTGGCCGGTTGGGCTGATAGCACGCGCGTACGAGTTGACCAAGGCGTTAATTGACGTGTTGAGCTGGACAATTTCTTTGCCGCCGGTGCCTTTAGACACCGCGTTGGTAATAGCGTTAATTGTCGGAAACTCAGTTCGATCAACTTTGTCCGACAAATCTCGAACAACATTAACCATTTGGTTGGCTTCGTTGGCGGCGGTAGACATCTTGGCGGTTTGAGTAGCCAATGATCGCTCAGCTGCTGTTGCGCCAGACGCAGACACGCCCAACTCCAATATGTTAGCGTTGGGGTCGGACATTAGCGTTGCCGCCAAAATCTTAGCGTTTCGGCCGTTGACGCGGTTTGGATCAAGGCGTCCTGCAAGAATAGCTTTACTGATCGCCGCAGTCTCAGCAGGATCAAGCATGGCGTTATCTTTTTCAAGTCGTTTGCGAGCGATATCAATGTTCTCGCGTGCGCGCGCGTCTGCCGCCATGGCGTCTGGCGACATGGTATTTTTGTAAACAGTCGCTGGACCAATAGCAGCACCTGAGATTGGGTTATATCCTTGACGTTCCGTTGTAGCGCCTAAGTTACGTGTTTCAAATTTAGGCAACAGCTTGTCCGCTTCAAGAGCGTACCCCGCGGCAAGCTCTTTAATTTTTTCAGGGTTGCCACGGGCAGCTTGAAACTGACTCAGTTCCAAATCTACGTTATGACCTGTTTGTTGCGCAAACCGCGTAACCAAAGTCTCAGCAGCTTCTGGGTTAGCCATGATTTGAGAAGCCGTACTCTTCATGAGTGTGGTGGTGTCTTTGAGCAACGCAATTTTGTCTGCGCGTTGTTTGGCTTCCGCAGCGCTTACAGCCAAGGCTTGTTTACCAAGACCTTGCTGCATCAATCGTTGTGACACTTCACCAAAGTTAGCCGCACCTTTGTATGCCTCGCGCTCAGCCTCAGCATCACGAATCGCCTGCTGTTGTTGACCCAACTGCATCTGTGCAAGTTGGTTCTGTTGTTGGCGCTGCATGGCTTCCGATGCAGCCGCTGGGCGAGTAATACCGAAATCAATAAGTGAATTTGCCATATTTAGTCCTTACATCAATGTGGCAATGTAGTCACTGGATGCTTGACCTAGGCCACCAGCATCTTGAAATCCACCAGAGCTACCAAACCAACCACCTATTGTGTTTCGGTTGTTGTAAAGAGAGTTTGCAAGATTGCCTGCGCTGCCGTATTGACTTGCTCGGATATTACCTTGCGACAAAGCAGCAGCGCCTGCGGTAGCACCCTCATTAAGTGCAATGTTACCCATATTGGTTCCGTAAGTTCCCGCTGCCTGACCTAACTGGTTTGTAGCTGATTGACCAACACCCGCTAACGATTGCAACGGTTGTAGTTGAGAAGCACGCTCTGTCTGGTATCGGTTAAACGCATTTGTGTATTCCTGCGAACCCATGTCTTGCCCGTATCGTTGAGCGGCTTTAAGCGCGCCACCTGAAATCAAACCACCGCGAGCAGCAGCCTGACGATCAAGTGCTTTTTGACCTTCTGATAATCGGAACGCATATCCTGGATCTTGCTGAAACTGACTCATGCCAAACTTTTCATAGTTCAGGGCAAGTGGAGTGAGTTTATTTAAGGCTGTCTGACCAGCTTGTCGCCATGGCTCTTGCAGTTCAACTTGTCGGTTAAACATGCGCTCCTGCGCTGCACTTGCAGCTGCGGAAGCCCCCGCTCCAATCTGTGCCGCTTGAGTCGTGGCTTCGGCTTGTCGTCCACCACCAAAAATGTCTACTGCTGCGTTGACTACGTCACCCATGTTTTCTCTCCAATCGAATCAAACCATTGTCGCGGCTGACTTCATTAAAACCAAAAAATCTAGCCAGCCTCAACGATGCGTCATTGTCGTCATAGATCTTGACGATGATTGTATCGTGGGCTTTTGCCATTGTCTCGAGGTATTTTGTGATCTCACCTCGAATTTTCCATCTGCCGCGCTTTTCAGGCACAACAAACAGATCAAACTCATTGCCACTCGCCACAAAGGCACCGCCGTCAAACGGCGTGATATCCAAATTTTGGTCCATCCACTCACGCGCTTCTTGCGGTGCGTCAAACCCCATCCTGTCGTGCAGGTAGCCTTTGATCACGTCCCAGACGTCATCAGCTAATTTCACGGCCTGACACCCGCATGTTGATTGAATCGGCAGCGCTGGCGATAGTTGAGATGAACGAGCTGTTGGGCATGATCTGCCCCACCAGCTCAGGAAACGTGTAGACCTCAGACGCCGCAAGGCTCTTGGTCTTAGTAATCAGGTTCTGGTCACCCGCTGTGTCTGAACCAGTGACGATGTTGACGCTGATCGTGGCAGTTGAACCGCTGATGTTGGTCGCGGTGAACTTGTCAATGATCGTGGCCGTGATGTTGCTGCTCACGATATACTGAGTCGTCTGAGTGTCCTCAACGAGCTTGGCAGGTACTAGATTTCGTGCAGTGACTGTCATTTCAATTCCTTAGACAACAACCCAGCGTGAGCCAGATGGTACGGTCACGCTGACGCCAGACGCAATGGTGATGGGGCCAGCAGACATCGCGCTGTTGCCCGATGTGATGGTGTAGTTTGACGAGATTGTGAGTGCATTCTCCCACATTCCTTGCGCCGTAATGTTGCTGCTGCCGCCAGAAGCAGCAGCCCATTTAACGCCAGACGATGCGGTTGAATCAGCAGTCAGCACGTAAGCATCTGTGCCTACCGCCAAACGGACGTTGTCTGTGCCATTGCTGACGATCAGATCACCCTTGGTGGTTGTAGGGGCCAGCGCGTCAAATGCCGCAGTCTGACTGGTCTGGCCAGTGCCACCGTTGGCAATGGCCACCGTGCCGGTCACGTTGTCAGCCGTACCCGTGGTGTTCTGGTTCAGAGTAGGGAAATCCCCAGCTACCGCAATCGACAACGCGCCAGTCGTGGTGGTAGACTTCAAAATACCTGTGGCCAGCGCCGATGTGCCCGCCGAGTAATCAGTGCCAGACGTGGCTGCCGAAATGGCTGTACCGTTGCCTTTGAGCAAGCCGGTGATGCTAGTCGACAAGGTCAATGTAGGCGTTGCACCGCCGCTAGACGAGCCGGCAAAGCCGTTAGCTGACGCAACAGCAACCGAAGTCACGGTACCGGAACCTTTGTTGTTAAACGTGTTCCAGTCAGTCGAGCTCAGGTAACCATCGCTGGCAGCACCTGACTGCGTAATACCAATCGTAGGTGTCAGGCCGCCCGTCGATGTGATGGGAGCTGTAACGCCGATCGAGCTCAAATAGCTAAGCGCAGGAATGTCTGCAGCCACCAAAGCACGGAACGTAGGTGTGCCAGCTGAGCCGTTGGGGGCGGCCAGCACGTAGTTGGCCGTCTTGCTGGCGTACGGGTTTTGCGTGTCGCCGTAACCTGACGCCAAACTGATAGCGGGCGTTGTGCCTCCTGACGACACCACAGGGCTTGTGCCTGTGACGCTGGTGACCGTGCCGCCGCTGGATGGGCTAGTGTTAGTTATGGTCAGCGTACCATCAGACGCGGCGGATACCGAAATCCCCGTACCAGAAGCAATGGATGTGTTTTTCCAATACGTGCCAGTACCGTCGTAAGTCAAAATTTGCCCATTGCTTGGTGTAGCTATTTGAGCGTTTGAATCAGATCCGCCTAATGTCGAACCAGGGTCGATACGGATCAAAATAGTACCGCCGCCACTAGATCCACCATTGATGACTGCGGCCATCTGCACTTTTATGTTAGGAGCTGATGGTTTTGTGCTTGTCAACCCACCAGTGACTGCTGGGTTATACCAAAGAATATCGCCATCTGCGTAACCTGAAGTATTGACGTTGCGCAACGTACCGAACGACTGCACCAAACCAAAACCATTATGTGCGACAGCTTCAGCTGCAATGCCCATGATGTAAGTGCCGTCAGTAATGCCTGTGGCTGGCGCGCCTGTTGGCACGCCGCTGGCCCCCACGGCGCCTGTAAACATGACAACTTCACCCTTAGCAACAGCTGCTGAAGCTTTGTAGTAAAAGAACTGGTCTTCACCAATATGTTGCGTGACGTTACCACCAGCCATGCCAAGACCAAGCGTGTTATTACCATCCCAACCTAATTGACCCGCGGTCAAAGCAGTCGCGTAAGCAGTGTCAAACTGAATGTAGTCTGGTGAAGAAATAGCGCCAGTGATGCCAGACATGCTAGTGATGTCAGCATTTGCACCTTTAAGAGCAAATGGAGCGCCTGCTGCCGTAGTAGCGCCAGTGCCGCCGTTATCGATGTCAAGCGTGCCGGCCAGTGTAATTGTGCCGCTAGATGTGATTGGACCGCCGCTGGTCGTTAGACCAGTCGTACCACCAGACACGTCGACCGATGTCACTGTGCCTGAGCCACCTCCGCCGCCGCTTTCGGTGACGGGTTGAGGCGGTGGACCGACCTGCAGATCATCCAAAGAAACTTGGTTACCGCCGTTTCCAGCCAAAGTGAACAAGTTAAGGAAAAATCGATACCACTCACGCGAGACTAAGCCCGTGCGGGAGTCAATGAACTCCACGCGGTTAGACGGTATGTTGGTGATATTTTGTTGGGCTTCAGGCATTGGTAGGCGTCACGTAAATATGAGCGCCCATGATAGTGATTTTTACGGGGTCTGTGCCAGACACCTCGTAGACACGATCACGCAGCTTCAATGTCATCCCGAGTCGACGGTAAATTACCCTGCGGAAGTATTCACCGATCTTACCGATCGGCAGCCATTTCTCATTGGACCAAGTGTGGCCACCATCGTCAGACCAGCGCAACATCATCTGAGGATCGCTGCCTTGGCCTGTGTTTGTACCCACGCCAGCTTCGCAGTCGATCTGCAGATTGTGCTGAGATGAGCGCTTGAGGTCATTCTGACCAGTGGGCAGCGCGCGCCATGAGCGCAGCCATTTTTGAATATCGCCGTTATCCGAATAGTCGTTCAGATCGTAAGCGTAGATGTTGCCGTTTTCAAAGTCACCCACCAACACTTCGTTGTTGAACACAACTTGGCAGTTGGAACGATGACGCACAAATTCGCCGTTGGACCAGCCTGCACGCTCATGCCAAGCCTGTGTGGCCACATCGTAGACCCAAGTGGTCTGCGCTGTTGGGAAAATGAGCACGTAGAAGGCGTGGCCGTCTTGCTGGTAGGTGTAGCCAATAGCGTCCGAAATGTCGGAATACTCTTGGATTTGCCACTCAATTGCGTGGGTAGAGATGCGCTGGCCAGTGTAGCCGTTGGCACGGTAGACAATACCGCGTCCGCGGGCATCAGAACCGAGCCAGAACAGGCCGTTGTCGAGCTTAGCGACCGAGTAAGGGGCAGCACAGCCAATCTCGTTAAAAGCGCCTTGGATGCGCTGTAGCGGGAAATCTGGTAGACCTGCGTCGTACCACACCTCGATTGAGTTGGTGCCAAACAGCCACGCTTCGCGGTGGTCCACGATCAAAGATACCAAACCGTCAGGATCACCCTCGGCGCTGGCAAAGTCCAATGGGTCAACAGACAGACCATCCAACAGTGCGGTCACCCACACGCGTGAGCTGTTAGGCTCGTTGAACACAAAGTAGCCATCAAGGTAACCTACGGTCACAGCACCTGGAAAATCAGGGTCGGTGATCTGCGCAAACACTTCGGTGGTGGTGTTGTAGATGAACCCATCAGGGTTGCAGGCGATGAAGATTTGCGTGCCGTTGTCCGACATGGACACAGGGCCAGTGCCCGTGACGGTGCCGATCAGCGTGCCTTTGAGACGTGTGCGACCGTAGACTTCCACCTTGTAGAAACCTGTGCCCGACACAGCGTACATTGCGCCCTTGATTTGCCACATGCCACGGATAGGACCAGTGCCCACCGATGACTTGCGCAGCAGACCTGGGCAACGAGTTAGAAACGCAGACTCTTTGCCACCCTCGGGGACCGCCTCGGGGTACAAGTTGACCATGCGGTTGTCCGCAGCATTGACGCTGCGGGCCACATAAGAGGAGCCAAGGATGGGCGACTTCATCAGTAGTTACCGGCGTAGATGTTGAACCGTTGACGGTTTGCCACCATAGCGTAGGGCAATGCCATCACGTCATCTGGGTTGTTGATGCGCTTCAGATTGCGCTTAGATGTCATCGCAATACGGGCGATCTGAGGTGCTGGCTCAACGCCGTATTCTGGCGCAATTTCCATGGCCAAGTTGTACGCAAACGCACGCATGTAGCCTGGGGGGAAGTGCAGCTCAGTGTCCAGCGCGGCTGGCTGATCCAGCTCTTGCACCGAAACCATATGCCATTCCAGCTCTTGGGTAGGCTTGGGGTAAACAGTCAGTGTAACGTCAGGAAAGCCCATGTTTACCCAGCAAACTTGCGGGTAAGTGGACGTGACAGTTTTGACTGCAATACCGTCGTATTGTTGTTGGTTGATGAACTTGATGCCGTACGACACGCCGTTGGGCGCTTTGTAATATGTAGCGTCGTCCATCAGAACGGGGCGGTTGCCCACAAAGTCACCTGTTGGGCCCAGTGTGCGGCTGATCTCACCCGCAGGCCAAGTAAACACTTGATCTTGGGTGCAAAAAACTGAAAGGCGCTCGGTGTTCCATGAATCAATCATCTGATTCAAAGCCACCAGAGCATCTTGTGACATGGCCGCAGATGGCGTCTCGCCCTCTGCAAGAATACCCAGCAGACGCAGGGCTCTGGTTATCTGATCGCCAGCTGTGTATGTGGCCATATTAAGCCTCTTCGGTAACTACTTTTCTACGGCGTTTGACTTCCAGCACGTTCACGGGAGCCGCCTCTTCCACTGTTTCGGAAGGCGTGTCCAGAGTATAACGTACCCAGCCATTTGCTTCGTCAGCAACTGCTTCTTGCTCCATGGTCGCAACTTTAGCGCCATGAACGGCGTGCTTCATATAAATTACTGCCATGATTTTCCTTAAAGAAAGGGGCCCCGAAGGACCCCTTCTTGATTACGCCAAGCGGTACAGAGTCCAAGTACCGTCGCCAGTTTTACGGGCGCGGAACGAACCAGTAGTACCAGCAGTAGCGGCAATGGTAGCCAAGCCAACGATAGTCCAGCCTGTACCAGCGGTCATGGTGATGACGCCAGAAGAAGAGCCGTCTACGTTACACACGCTGAAGTCAAACGAGCTGTTCACTTTAGCGCTAGACACAGTAGAGTCCACGCTAGAGCCGGTAGGCAAAGTGTAAGCAGCTGCAGATGAGCCAGGTGAGCCGAGCAAAATGCCGCCAGTGATTTGAGCAGCAGTCAGAGTAGCAGTTGCAGTTGCAGTTTGAGGTGCGGGTTGAACGCCGAGGTTAACTTCGTTCAAGTTGCCGTCGCCGATTTGATAACCGCCTGCGCCGTTAGGGAGTGCCATGATAAATATCCTTTAAAAAAGTTACAAAGAAAGGGGCCGAAGCCCCGTTTCAGATTAGCCCCACATGCGCACAGCCATTTGTGGGCGGATTGCGCTGTAGCCGTACAACACGTCGATACGGCAAGGCATACGATCGTTGTTGATGTCGTATTGGCGAACAACACGGAGGCTGATGCCGTTGTGTTGAGCGCGAGCAGCCATGTCCACGCCTTGTGGCAACAAGAGGTCAGCTGTAGCGAAGGTGATCGCATCTTTGTGGTACACCAAGTTTTGAGCGTACTGAGTAG